CAAGAACCACACCTTCAAAAATTGAGTGACAAATGTGCAGTTCTATGGAGAAACTGGTACAACTACAAGTATGGTTTGAGGGATGAAAAGAAAGCAGAGAGATATAGAAAACTATGGGGTAAGTGTGTTGATCAACATACTGCTTTGTGTGAGGAAGAATTAAAAAGAAATCCCAAGTACAATAATATGATTGATATCTAAATACTTGAAAGCAAATTAACAATGGCTTCACACATAACCAGACAGAGTGTTCTTACTGGATTGACTGTTTATTATAAAGGTAATAATAAATGGACGGATGTATTTGCGGATCGTAAAGTATATGCATCTGAATCCCTTGCTTCTGCCGAAGTTCAACCTACTCCTGGTATGCTTAAAGGAATAGGTAATGGTAATGGATCTTTCAAAAATGCATCAGTAGTAAATGAATGACCTTCTTGGACAATTTTTAATATGGATATCAATTCCATTCGTATTAGTCACAATTTATTTTGGTACAAAGAAGGGTGGTTATTATGATACAGACCTGTATGATGGAGATGGAACTGCCCATAAGGTCTTGAAATGATTGAATCTCGCAACACCTACTGGAGGAAAGATCTGTATTGGAGAACTAGTATTATCCTAGGAAGTCTGTTGCTTGAATCAGTAATTGTTTTTTACTCTTACAATTTTGCCAAGCTGATGATAAATAAGCTGTGGTAGTAATACTTTAATGGCTAAGATACCAAGTAACAAAACTAAGCCACCCAGACAGGGTAGTAGAAGAACTGATCCTGGAAGGGGAATTGACTTCTCTAGTCAGATTAGTGATAGGAATTTCCTAACCCCTACTGGTTTTCTATTCCAATGTACAAGAATGCCAAAGATTTCTTACTTTGGTAACATGATTAATGTACCTGGAATGGATCTTGGTGTTGCTGTACAACCTACCTATCTCAATGATATCCCTAGACCTGGTGATAAGATTCAGTTCAATGATCTTACACTTAGATTTCTGATTGATGAAAACTTAGAGAACTATCTTGAAGTACAACAATGGATGAGGGGTATTGGATATCCAGAATCACTTCAACAGATATATGATTTTCAACATGAGGGTCCTATCACCTCTAACATGGCTCAGGAGGAGGGATTAAACATCTACTCTGATGGAACTTTACAGATACTAAATCAACTTAATAGACCAGTGTTCTATGTTAAGTTTGAGAATATGTTCCCATACAGATTAGATGATATTCAGTATGATGCCACTACGACTACTGACCAATACCTGACAGCAACGGTATCTTTCAAGTATACTATATACAATATTGAACCAGCTACCTGTTGTTAATGATTGACCTGGAAACTATCCAGGAGATGTGGACTAAAGATTCAAAGATAGATATAGATAACCTTCACACAGAATCACTAAATATTCCCACTCTCCACGCAAAATACTTTGACCTCTACAATAACATAGTTCTCCTTAGAAAAAGGGCAGAACAACAAAGAAAAAATATAAGACATGAAAGGTATGAATACTTCTCTGGGAAAGCAGATCCAGATGTGTATGTAAAAGATCCTTTCCCTAAGAAGATTAGAGACAAGGATACTTTACAAAAGTACCTAGACGCAGATGAGAAACTCTCAGGAGTATCTCTTAAAATAGAATACTATGATACTATGTTAAAGTATCTTGAAGAGATACTTAAGATGATATCAAATAGAACTTATCAGATAAAAAATAGTATCGAATTTATGAGATTCAACGCAGGATTAGGATGAACGAAGAATACGTACCTGATTACTCCATTGATATGTCTATCAAAGACATACGATGTCTACACATGTGTGTATGCCAAACCATTGCAAAATGGCCTGGTGGAGATCCCTATGAACAGGAACATCTGTTTAGAATCAGAGATGATTTATACAGAATGATTCTTGATTACAGGTTTCATAATGCGTAATAAATAAGTCAGTGAACCCCTACAGGGTATGGCTGATCTTATTATTGAAAAGATAAACGAGGTTTATCTCAAAATTAAAACAGAACCCCACATTGAATATGAACTTAGAGATAGGTTCACATTTGAAGCTCCTGGTGCCAAGTTCATGCCCCAGTTTCGTAAGAGAAACTGGAATGGAGAGATTCATCTATTCAATATAAAAACCAAGAGGATCTATGTTGGCCTCTTGGATAAGGTTGTTGCCTTTTGTGAGAAGGCAGGATATAACTATGAATTTAAAAATAATAAGTTTTATGGTTTACCCTTTGAGGTAAATGAAATGATATCCAAGGAGGGTGTAAAAGATTACATTTCCTCCATTAGTGACCTTAGACCCAGAGACTATCAGATTGATGCTGTCCATGATGCTCTGAGGTACAACAGAAAACTTCTTATCTCACCAACTGCATCAGGTAAGTCATTCATGATTTACTCTATTGTAAGGTTCCATGTTGGTATGAAGAGAAAGGTTCTATTGGTGGTTCCTACCACATCCCTTGTAGAACAGATGTATAAAGACTTTGAATCCTATGGATGGGATGTAAATAACCACTGTCATAGGATCTATGCTGGTAGGGAGAGGGTCAATACCAATGAGGTAACCATCACCACCTGGCAATCAGTTTATCAACTGGATCGCTCCTTTTTTGAAGAGTATGATGTTATTATAGGTGATGAGGCGCACCTTTTTAAGAGTAAGTCTCTTATTGGTATTATGGATAAGTGTCACCATGCCAAGTATAGATATGGTTTTACTGGTACACTTGATGGTACACAAACCCATAAGTGGGTGTTAGAGGGTTTATTTGGTCCTTCTTATAAGGTTACAGGAACTAAGAAACTCATTGACCAAGGACACTTAGCTACACTGGATATTCAGTGTATTGTTCTCAAACATACTCCTCAAGTGTTTGATACCTATGAAGATGAGATTAAATATCTTATCTCCCATGAGAAGAGAAATAAGTTTATATCCAATCTAACATGTGATCTCAAAGGAAATACTCTTGTGTTGTATACCAAGAGTAGAGACTCATGGACAGATAATTTTTTGATATGATAAATAAAAACACCAAGGATGATAGAAAAGTATTCTTCATTCATGGGGGTGTTGATGCCCAAGATTAGAGAAGAAGTAAGAAGGATTACTGAAGAAGAACAAGATGCGATCATTGTAGCATCATTTTGGAACCTTCTCTACTGGTATTAACATAAAGAACCTTCACAACGTAATATTTGCCTCTCCATCAAAATCTAGGGTTAGAAACCTTCAGAGTATTGGTAGAGTCCTACGCAAAGGCAAAGATAAAGTCAAGGCAAGACTGTAATGACATATCTGATGACACCACTAAAGGATCAAGGAAGAACTATACCTTGAATCACTTTATTGAAAGAGTGAAAATATATGTATCAGAGCAATTCAATTATGATATTATAAGTGTAAATCTAAAAGATTAGGAGATGTATATGGAAGAAGATTTCTATTCAACAATCAAATTCAAATCAGGAGAAGAGATATTCTGTAAGGTAGCTGCTTCAGAAGAAGATGATAGAACCATGCTTATTATCTCCAATCCTATTATTGTAGAGGAGATGACTTCAAGAGGTAAGGTTACAGGTTATAAGTTTGAACCATGGTTAAAATCTACTTCTGATGATATGTTTGTAGTAGATATGGATAATGTTCTTACCATGTCTGAATCAACTGATATAGATATTATTATCTTCTATCAAGATTACATCAGAAAGATGAACAAGACTAACTACTCTAAGTTAGATAGAAAGATGGGTTACATCTCTTCTGTAGACGAAGCTAAAGCGTCCTTAGAGAAGCTGTTTAATAGTACCGAAACCAACCCTTGATCCTTAACAAACCTAGTGTAATCATATTTCATTAGTTTGTCAAGTTCTCATATTAGAGTATAATATTGATAACTTAATTTTATTATAAATGTCCAGAAGCTTATCACCACCAATGCCTAGAGGAAAGAGATCTGAACACTACGTCAACAACAAAGAGTTTCTCAATGCATTAGAGAACTACTTTGCAGAGATCAAACGTAATGAAGAGAATGGAAAACCAAAGCCACCTATCCCCAGATACATTGGTGAGTGTTTCTTGAAGATTGCAAACCACCTGTCATACAAGCCTAACTTTGTGAACTACATGTTCAAGGATGATATGATCTGTGATGGTATCGAGAACTGTGTAAGATACATCCACAACTTCAATCCAGAG